TCCGGTTCCTGTTCTGTGTCTTGGGTGTCCTGATCGGGCCCAGTTCGAGTCGGATCCGTCATCGGATCCGCGCGTGGCTGACCGTCCACGACGCCGTCGAGCTGATCCGCCGCCGGCGCGTAGTTCTTTGTCATCCAATGCTGCCATGCCCACGACTCGTCAATCACGGCCTCGCCGAGCCTTGCCCTGATCTCGTTAATACAGAACGTGCCGGACCCGATGAGCTTGTCGATCGGATCGGCGATATCGAACAGATCGCGGTAGCGGACGTTCGAGTAGTTCGGCACGATGTAAGAGCCGGCGAAAACTCTCGACTGACCGTAGAGCTTGCGGTTGAGTTCCTGGACGATCATGCCCGCGAGCGGTTTGATCGTCGTGTTCATGAAATGCGAGAAATCCTGATCGGTGACTCCCTTTCCTGTCGCGATGCTAGGCGGAACGCCGAGCGCCTCGGCTGTGAGCTCCATGATGTCGTCCATCATTGCACGGACGTCCCTCGTCGACCCCGCTGAGGTTCCGGAGGTGTCCTGAAACTCGTAGCCGTCGAACACCGGCAGCACGGCATTGTCTGACGTGAAATACTTTTTCATCTTGTCCGTGACGAGATCCGTGTAGGTGCTCTCGAAATCCGGATCCTGTTCGGCGATCTCGTGAACTCTGAGCACGCCATGACCGCCCGCGTCTCTTACGATCTTTTTGGCCGTTGCCTTGAGCAGATCGCCCTCGGTGGCCGCGATCGCGTTGACGCTTGTCTGGATCGAACTCCCCTCGATCGTGAAATGCAAGACGGCAGAGGCCCCAAAAACGCCGGGGATCGATTGCCCGTCGCTTGTTATGTCTCGGTAGATGTTACCGGTGAGCCGGCGTTCAACGGTGAAACCGTCGGCGACATATCGGCCGCCCGCGTACTCGACAACGATCGCCTCCTGGGCGAGATAAAGCTGAGATACGAGATGTCGGAAAAATTCGGCACGGGTTTCGTTCGGATTCGGTGCATAGTTCCACGCCCAGGCCTCACCGGCCTGGACACGGCGGCCGCGTCGGTATGTGTCCCACTCAACGAGAGAGACGGTCGAACCGATCCGACGCACGCAGCTCCAGAACGCCATATTTTGCAAATATGAGGCAAGTCCGGCCAGCGCGTCGGCGTCGTAGTCTGTCGAGGCTTCGAGGAAATCCCCGGTCGCGGTCTCTGAGTCGCTGCCTGTTTTTCGTAAAATCCATTTAAGTAAATTAAAGGCCATGTGTCGCCCTCCTTAAAAGCTGATGACGTCGAGCTTGCGGTGTCCGGCGCGTCGTTCGATGATCCGGTCCTCAATCGTCATCGCGGCCACGAGGGCCATGAACGGGTCCGTCTTGCGGCTCTTTGCCTCGATCTTGCCGTAGACGTAATTCCCGAGATCCTGATCGTTTTCTTGTCCGGGCCGTCTGCCGTAGCGGATGAGCTTCGTGTTATTCGTTGCCCATCTCAACTCCGGGGCGTCGTCCCAGGTGAACCACTGATTCGCAAAGCATGAGTCGATGACCGGCGCGATCTTCATGATGTCGCTCGGCCGGACGAGCTTGAGGTTCTTGAGGTCCTTCGGATCGTAGCCGATGCCGGCGAGCTGCCGGGCTAGCAGCGCAAAGCGGAAATCGTCGATCGCGACCGCCCGGATTGAATACTTTTTTCTCATTTCCACGAGGTACGAGGTTATAAGATCCGGATGGATCTCGACGTCATCGACGACCGTGAGCCGACCGTCGTCGGCCCATTTCCGCCAGGGTGCTTTGATCCTCGGCAGATCTTTCGACCGGGAGCAGACCCACGAGTGCGTGATGTCGTAACGGTTGTCGCCCTGTTTGAAATGGAGGTCGACACTCACCCAGTCAGTGATCTTTGAAAAGTCGATGCCGGCGACGCAGCTCCACCCGGTCAGATCCGGGAGCGGGCGGTTCGTCGCCTTGATGTTCTCGTAGTCTGTCACCTTGATGTCATTCGCCTGATCCGGCAGGTTCATTCGCTTTGTCATGAATGCCGGGAGCCGGTGCGGGTTCGCTTTCCATTCCCGGTACTCTTTTTCTGTCTCGGACCTTAGCGCCGGGAGATAGGGGAGCGACGGGTTTGCTTTTTCCCAGTTCGCCTCGTCGTCGACCTCCTCTTTGGAGTCGAGCCGGCAGATGAACGGCAGCAAACCGTTGTCCGGATCTCCGCCGAACAGAATGCCCTCAGACGTCTCGAGGAGATCGTCGAGGGGTCCCTCCCGGACGTCGCCGTTTGTCGTGTAGTATGACCGGCGCGGGTGCGGATGCTTGCCGAGGCCGGTCGTGAAAACATTGATGTTTCTGTAGTCCTCGTATTGATGGATCTCATTGAACACGACGATCCCCGACCGCATTCCGTCTTTTCCTTTCGGGTTGTTCGTGCGGCCCTTGATCTGACCGCCGCCGCGGAGATCCTTGACGCTTTCCGTTTTCCAGGAAAAATAGCGCTTTAGTTTCTTTTGGTACTCGCTATGGTCAAAGGCGTCCACGATGTCGAGGACCGGGCGAAGGGCCTGTTCCTCGTTGTTCGCGCAGACGTCGACGTCATAGCCCGGGATCCCGTTGTAAGGCGAGATCAAGGCGACGGACTCGAGGGCGATCGTTCCGTCCTTGCCCGCGCCTCGACCGATCATGCAAAACAGGTCTGGCCACCGTGGGAGCTTGCTGTCCCTCCAGTAGGTGCAGTCATGGAGGACGATGACGAACTCCTGCCAGGGGAACAGCTGCTCGAACGGGAAATACTTGGCCAGGCCGAGATAATGGTCGGCCTGATCGGTGTCGATATAGATGTCCTCATTCTCGAAACAATAGAGGACATGATCGACGAGGGCCTTGACCTCTTTGTCGGTGCGGAGCTTTCCGGACTTAACGAGGTCAATAAAGTTCTGAACATGCGGGCATAGCTTAGAGGTCGATGTCTCCGCCATCGTCTGTCGCTGCTCCTAGCACCGGCCCGTCCGCAAAGGTCGTGATAATCTTGAGGAGCGTCGCGACGGTCTGATTCGCCGCGGTGCTCGTCTTGTTGTACTCGCCGATCGCGGGGTTCGCGACGATGTTCGGACGCCCTCGGACGTACTCCTTCTCGATGAGGACATCGCTCTCGTCGATCTCCTTCTGGAGGCGAGTCAACGTGTTTAGCTGTGTCTTGTATCGGCTGAATGTTGTCACAAAAAAGAAATTTTGTTCGACGCCTCCGCGCTCGGCCATTTCGATGAGCTGCTTTGCGACCGCGTTGAGGTTATTCTTTTTTGCGGTTTGTTTTTTCGTTGTGGCCATTGTCTGCACCTTCTAACGTTTCGATAATCTTCAGTTCCCGCGGAGAGAGAGAGACCACTTGATCGCGTTCGTTTCTTGCTCCGCTTTGTTTCGCTCCGCTTTGTTTCGCTCCGCTTTGTTTCGGGCTTCGATCATCGCCGCACGCGGAACGAGGTAGCCGCTGCCGTAGATGCCGCGACCAGAGTCCTTTTGCGATTCCAGTTCGCGGACGAACTCGGCGCGGTTCTCGCGGTAGTCGACGCCGTAGCCGGACCACTTGCCGAGCATGACCGACGTGACAACGCCGTCCGGATATTCGTACTTGTCCGGATGGTTCTTGTTCTCCGCGTTGATCTCGTCGTTGACGGCTTTGACCTTTGCAGTGAGATTCGGGGCGGTGCGTATGAGATCGCCCCGAGAGCAGACGAACGAGGTCCGGACCTCCGCGCCGTTGTCGTATGTGATCGAGACACTCGCCGCGATGTGCGACGTCGCCGGGCGTAACCCGAGCAGAGTCAGCGCCGGAGCGAACAGGAAATAGTCGATTTTATGATCCTCATACCATGCGAGGATCTGAGACAGGATCGAAAACGGCGGGTTGTCGATGACGACGCACCCGTCGGGATAATTCTCTCGCTGATAATCGCCGCCCGGATAAAACGGACGGACGATCTTGCGATCTTGCCACCCGTATTCCTCAACGGCCCAGTCTTTCACCGCGTTATAAATAGCGGGCGGGGTGTAACAGTCGTCGGTTGTGAGCTTTGGCTTGAATTTGTCCTCAAACTCGTCGTACTGTTCATCCCGCTCGCCGTTTGCCTTTGCATTGTCGACGGCCTCGGCGATCTTCTCGTCCTCGTCGACATCCGGATCCAGGAGCTCAGGGTCGTCGAGCTCGAACACGCCCATATCTGAGCCCTTGAGCTCAATGAGCTCCTCGTCGAGGAGCTGAGCATCCCATGTCGCAAGCTCGGAGACCTTGTTGTCCGCGATCCGGAACTCCCGGGCCTCCCGCTCGGTCAGATCGTCGGCCACGATGACAGGGACTTCTTTAAGCCCGAGCTTTTTCGCGGCCTTGAATCTCGTGTGTCCGGAGATAATTACGCCCGAGCCGTCAACGATGATCGGGTTCTTGAACCCATAGCGCTTGATCGACTCCTCCAGAGCCGGGACCGCGGCGTCATTGCGTCGAGGGTTCCGGGCGTATGGCTTGAGCTCCGATAATTTTTTGTATACAATTCCGACCTTTTTCCGATTATTTGGCATATTTCCCTAGCGATTCCCAAAACTTCGCGCGCGACCGGCTTTTTTGGAATTGTCGAGGCCCGCTCCGGTACCGAGGGAATTGAGAAAAATTTTTATTTTTGACCCGGGGGGTATGATTCTAAAATTCTCACGCGATGTGAGAAAATTTTTTTAATCCCACCGTTCCTCGGTGATCGGTTCCGAAATTTTTCTTCTCAGCTTCTCCGGATGCTCCTCGTCATGGCAAGAGGAGCAGAGGCTCACGAGATTCCTCCGCTTTGTATGTGTCGCCGGATCTTTGTACCAGATCTCAAGTGCAAGGTCCGGCCGATCCTTTAAGTGATTGACATGATGAACCGTGTCCGCCTTGCGGTATCTGTGATAGACCTCCCGACATCTCTGACACTCGTACCGATCGAGCGCCAGGACCTCGACCCTTTTGCTTAGCCACTTGCTCCACTGATAAAACCGGTGCGGATTATTCTGCACGCACCACCGCGCGTATGCTATCTCTGACTCTGTCATTGTTTCGCCCACGCAAAAGGGCAAGACCTTGTCGGCCTTGCCCTCACTTCTTCACGGTATTGATTATACCCCGAAACCATTTTGCAGTTTAACCCACTTTTTCATTCTCGGTCTGGAGAACGTCGAGCCGGTAGAAGAACGCCCGCCTTATCCCGTAGAAATCCGTCGATCCGAACGGCAGACCGCACCGCCTCATCGTCTGTGTATAGCTCAGACCCTCAGAGACTGAGACAAGCAAAGCTTTCCAGATGTGACGATAGCCGGCAGCGGCCGCCGCCCACATTGCAGACTCCTCGATGATTCGGCAGTCACGCCTCGCCTTCTCGGTTCTCATCGCGTGCCTGATCGCTGCTGTCTCGGTCGGACTCCCGACTAGACCGCCACCCCCACCGATCTTGTGCGTGATCGCCGGCGCACTTGCGTCGGCCAAACTGTCGGCCTCTGCCCGTTTCGCTTTGTACTGGAGACAGAAGTGCTTCAGCTCTTGGTATCTCTCGCGGCTGATCCCGTAGTCGTCCCACGTCAGATCCCTCAGGCGTTCCCGTGTTTGCCGCTTCTCGAGATCCCTGATCGCACGGAACGCCTCGCCGGCTGTCGGATCGTCGTAGCCCTCGCTGTTCTTGTAGCTCATTGATTCACCTCCTCGCGCAAGTCCTTGAGCGCTGTCATGAGCGCCGCCTGACTTGTATCCTTTTTGTCGAGACTCTCAGCCACCCGCTCGTCGACGGTTCCCGTCGCGATGAGCCTGTGAATAATAACCGGCCGCCTTTGGCCTTGCCGGTATAGCCTCGCGTTTGCCTGCTGATATTGATCGAGACTCCACGGCAGAGAATACCAGACGATGATGTGCCCGCCGTCCTGGAGATTGAGACCGTACCCGACGGACGCCGGATGCGCAATGAGCACCCGGATCCGTCCGTCATTCCAGTCCTTGATGTCTGTCTCTGTCTTGAGTTCCCTCGGCTCATACTTGCTGAACGCCTTGAGGATCCGCGCCCGCTCATGTCGATAGCCGTAGAAAATGAGCACCGGCTCAGAGCTTGCCTCGATGATCTCCGCGAGTGCATCGAGCTTCTCGTGATGAAACTCGACCGCTCCGCCGTTGTCGTCATAGACCGCACCGCCTGAGAGCTGCAGGAGCTTTCCCATGACGGCCGCAGCATTTGCTGCCGAGATCGCGGTGTCCTCGCTCAGCTCGAGGAGATGTTCGCGCTCGAGCTTTTTGTAGACCGCCCGCTCCTCGTCGGTGAGCGTGACCCGGACATCCCGGTCGATCCGATCCGGCAGCTCGAGATAGTCCGCCGAGAGCATTGAGATCGTGATGTCGCTGATCTTGTGCGTGATCGCCGCCTCAGCTCCCTCGACCGGTGTCCAGTCGTAAACGACGTGCCCGTTCGTTCGACCCGGACGAAAGTATAGCTGCCGGAATCTCGTGACAGTCCGCTCGAGACGTTCACCGCCGTCGAGGACAAAGATCTCGGCCCAGAGATCCATGAGCCCGTTCGGATCCGGTGAGCCGGTGAGCCCGACGATCCGACGAAACTTTGGCCGGACCTTTTTCAAGGCCCGGAACCTTGCAGCCGCCGGATTCTTGAAACTTGTCAACTCGTCCACAACAAGCATGTCCCATTTCCACATTCCGCGGTAGTTATCCACAAGCCAGACCACATTCTCGCGGTTGATAACGTAGATGTCCGCGTCCTCCGCGATCGCGGCCTTGCGCTTTGCAGCGGAGCCGAGGATCTTCGCGACCCGGAGATCTTTGAGGTGATCCCACTTGTCGCACTCCCGGCTCCAGGTGTCTTTTGCGACCATGAGCGGAGCGATGACAAGCACCCGTGTCACGTCGAGCTCGTCATAGATGAGCTGCTTGATCGCTGTGAGTGTGATGACGCTCTTGCCTAAACCCATCTCGAGGAATAGCCCGACCGAGGGCTGTGAGATGATCTTCTCGATCGCTCGACGTTGATAGTCGTAGGGCACAAACTTCATAGCCGTCCCTCATGGACATCGGATACAAACCGATCGACGTCGTCCTTGCCATAGAGTACCCGGACATCCTGTCCGTGATCGCGGATCCTCCCGATCTGATAGTTCTGGATGTCACTGAGCTCGCCGCGCTCCGTCTTGAGCTCGACAAAGATGACCCGACCGCCAGACGTGACGACGATCCGATCCGGCACTCCGTCATTGCCAGGGCTTACAAACTTATAGACAAGGCATCCCGCTTTTCTGAGCCGGTTGCAATTGGACCGCTCGAGGTTTGCCTCCCG